TGTTGCCAAAGCCCGGCTCGATCAACTTCACCTTGAGCGTGAGCGGCCCCTGCCCGTCCTCTGGGGCGGCCCCCTCTGATAGCAACTCCACGCCCTCGGCTGATTCCCCCAGCGCCTCAACTGTCAACTCTGCTTCTTGCTCCACTGGCGTCTCCGTGTCCCCCAGCGCCTCGGCTAGCGCCGCACGCATGGGATTGATAATGTCCAGCACTTGCTCGATGGCCGTGCGCCATGCCTCTGCCTGCTCGCCCGGCCAAGCCATCTCCTCGGCGGCATAGAGCCGCTTTAGTTCGGCCAGCGCCTTGGCTTTGTCGGGCCCCTCGTAGCGGTTGCCGCGGTAACCTACCGTCAGGGCGGCATAGGCCGCGCCCATGAGGCGGTGGTCAGGCTGCCCGTTCGCATCACGCACCTGGAGATGCCAAGTGCTAGGCATGTCGGGGTCCTCTACCACCAAAAACGCCGACGCGGGGATGGCTTGCCCGGCCACGGTCTTGTTGACCTCTTCCGCTGCTTCTGGCTCCGGCTCTGCCCCATCTGCCTCCAGATCGGCCCAGGTGCGCCGCAGGGCCACGCGCACGTCCTCGATCTCTTTGCGCACGCTGTCAGGCAAGGCGCGGTCTGAGAGGATGGCCGACATATCGCGCACGAGCGCCTGCGCCTTGGCCTTGAGCGTGGCCGCCTCGGACAACGCCGCAGCCGCGTATTCCTTCATCACCACGCCGTTGGCTTGGGCAAACGCGGCGCGTTCGCATTCCTGTTCGTCGCGCCCATCCTTGAGACACGAGGCCTGCGCGCTGTTGAATACTGCGACCCACTGCTCTCGGTCCCCCTGGCCCAGCTTCTGGACGTATTCGGGCAAGGCTTTGCTGTCAGCGTTCTTGTATGGCATCGCTATATGGCTCCTATGGTTGACACCTGGCATACTGCCAAGTCGTGCCCCGCGCATTGCTCTGCGCTGCCAGGCGCAGGCGCCTTGACGTGGATTTCGGTATAGTAAACCTGCGGCGTCAGGGCGTCCGTTTGTGCGCTCGTCAGGCTGAATGTAATGCCTCCCAGCGTCGGCGTGGCCTCGGCAAAGTCATAGATGGCGTCCAGCTCGTCGGCGTAGCTTGTGCCTAGCGCGGCTTGGTTAGTTAACGTCCTTGGCATGACATCCTCCTAGTAGCTCAGCACGCCAACGATGGCCATGTTGCCGGGTGTGCCGATAACGCCCACCTCACAGCAGGCCACGCGAAACAGCTCGCAGTTGCTCGGCAACTCTACGTCATAGATGAAGCGCTCCGCCGCCGCGCCTGTGGAGGTATATAGAAACGACTCGCGTTGCAGGTTGCTCACTACGTCGGCCCCAGCGGCGAACGCCCCGGCGTCATAGATCGTCGGCCTGTACCATGTGGTGGCCGCGCCGGGGATGCTGTACTCAGGGACCATGCGCACGGAGCCACCCAACGCGCCGCGGGTGTAGCTGCAAAAGAGCGTCAGCTTCGTCCAGCCAGCCACAGCCATGGTAGTTGGCGTGGCGTCCAAAGCGCCCGCAGCAGGGAGCGCCGCGGCTGCGCGTAGCACCTGCGGAGAGGTTGCCGAATAGTCTTCCATCTATGTCATCCTTTCGTGCCGAACAGCACATCGGCAGCTTGTACGGTCACGGTGCGGTATATAATCTCACAGCGGCAGTTGCCGTCACACGGGCTCTCGGCCCCTGGTACGGGCAATACGCCTTCTGGTTGCCATCCCATGTCATAGTATTCCACACATCGGAAACAGTGCTCGGCTTGGCCGAGTATTCGCCGGGCGATCCTAGTCATGCCTCGTCCCGGCTCAGGCAGGTTCTCGCGCTCTGTCTCGTAGTACATCCGCCGCGCGCCGCCCTGGTACATGGTGATCCGGTTCAGCGCCTGCGGCAGCGTTACCTCGCCTGCAGCTATCTGCTCGGCCATGCTCGCCAGTCGCCCATACTCGGCGCTCAGATGGCCGCCGATGCGCCCATAGTCGCGCGCCGTCAGGCGATCCCAGCCGCCCGCGCCGAGGGCCGCGTTCTGTAGGTACTCGCGCTTAAGGGCCAGCTTGGTCGAGTTGAGCCAGTCACGCGGATCTAGTGCCCCCTCGTGAAACGCTGTCGCCGTGCGCGTCATAGTGCGCTCGTTGGCGTTCAGCGCATCGCCTAGCAAGTCAGTGATCCTAGTCCGGGCCACGAAGCGCCCGCTCGCCAGGTTGCGATAGCGCCCGGTCCCCGGCTCGTACTGGTAGCCGTCTAGCAGGCTGCTAGGCTTGGGCATCTGCCACCTTCGCGTCCAGCAGCCGCTTGTACTGCCGCGGTATCGCCCGGCTGGCGTACCAGTCGGCGCGCGCGTCGGCTATGTCGGCGTCCGTGATCTCCGCCCCCGCCTGCACCTGCTGCACGTCGAAGCGGCCATTGATAAACGTCATCATGTCCGACTCGATGACGATGCGTTCGGCGTCCTGCGGCGCAATGCCCAAGTCGATGAGCCGCTGCACGCGCTCGGCGCGGGTGAGGCTAGGCATGGTAGCCGTTCTCCCCTGCTAGTATGCGAGCCGCGCCTTCTAGCATAGCCACGGCTTCAGCTTGCGTGATGCCCTGTCCCTCCGTCTCGGGCTCCTCTACCTGCGGCTGCTCCGGCGCGGCGGTCCCCGGTACGCCCGCCACGTTGGTAGGCTCTGGCGCGGGCGGCTCCTTCTCAGGGAACATCTCGTCAATCGTGCCCTGTAGGTCTTGCACGTTGTAATCCGGCATAGCCAGCGCAATCTCCGCGGCCACCTTCGGCGTCACGGCGCCCAACTGCCCCAGGATGCCCAAGCCTTGCATTACTTGCCCCAGGTCGGCGTCGAACGGCGAGTCCATGGTCACGGTGCAGCCGTGGTCCTCGAAGTGCTGCCCGCCGTGAGTCTCCGCCTGGGTGAGCACAAAGTCTACAATGTCGCGGAACACCGACGACCAGAACACTTGATAGCGCTCCAACTGGCGCATGAGCGACCCCAGCGTTTCTTTCGCCGTGGCCCTGTTCTGCATGGCGTCAGGCCGGCCCAGGAGGTGCGGCGGAATGCCCATGCCTACCCCCGCCTGCGAGGCCAGCGTCATGCCGTCGATCTGCGCATCGCCCGCCCCAGTGGTGAGCGGGTACTGTTTCATGTCCACGGCGCTGTTGGTTGCCAGCGTAGAGCCTGGCGCAGCGGGAGAGTTGCGCTCCCAGTCGGTGCTGCTAGACTGTAGGGATGAAGCGAAAAAGTTCTTGATGGCGTCCACCGCACGAGAGCCGCCGCCAACGGCCTTGGCCTCGCGCACGAACTGAGCCACGCTTGCAGCCACAGCAGCGCGCGCCTCAAGGAAGCGGCGGTATTCCTCCGCCCAGGGGATGCTGCGGCTCACCATGGGCCAGCCGCGCTTTTCGAGCGTGTTGAATGGAATGTGCATGACGTACTGCGGCGTGGCGCCGCCGTTGCGCTGCTCGGCCAACTTGGCGTCTGTCAGCGCGCCGAGCACCTGCCTGACGTTTTCCTCGCTGGCCGTCCAGTCGCGGTAGTAAAGCGTCTGCTTTTCGCCGCTCTTCGGGGTCCATTCGCGGCGATAGAGGATCTGCACATCCTCGTCATCCGGGTCGCACTCGATGGCCGTTATTTGCTCCGTGGGGATGCGCCGGATAGTGACCGTGCCATCGGTGGTACTGACGAAGAACAACAGGAATATCTCTCCGTCGATGAGCAGCACGTCCGAGAGCTTGTGCAGCTCCCGATCGCTGAGTACGCCCTTGTTGCCCGGCGCTTCGACGAAGGCGTCAATAACCTTTTGCGCCTTCTCGTCGTTGCATGAAAGCTGGATGTGCTGCCCGAAGCCATAGTCGGTCCAGATGGACACCATGCGCCAGATAAGTGGGTCCGCGTTGTTGTAATAGTGCCGCGCCATCTCCACGACGGCTAGCCGGTCCAGTTCGCCCGCTTCGCCGCCAATGACCACCTGGTATTGCAACTGCCGCCGCAAGAGGTCGAGCGTCTGCTGGTCCATCTCGCGCAAGAGGTCCTGGCCCGTCATGCGCCAGGGGGCGACGCGCATGGCGCTCTCAAACGCTTGCGCCTTGGCGGTCAGCGTCTCATACTCGGGGCGCAGCCAGCGCCGCGCTAAGCGTTCACGTAGGCCCATCAGTAGGCTCCGATCTTGCGCGTCACGTCCACTACCTCGCGCTTCACGCCCGCCATCTCTGTCAGCCACACCGAGGCATAGCGCAGGCTGTCTATGGCGTGATATGCCTCTTTGTCGGCTATGTCCTGGGTGGGCTCACCGTTGCGGTCCAGCTTGCGGGCATAGCGCCCTAGCTCGTCGATCAGGTGCGGGCAGCTATCATGGACGACCAGAGCGTAGGACTTGAATAGGCCATAGATGCGATCGATGCCCGCCCATACGTCACTAATCGCTGGCTCGTGCATAGCCAGCCCTGCGCCCGCCCAGTCGGCCCTAGCCTGGCGCTCGGACGGGCCGCCGCCCGCGTAGCCGATCACGCGCTCTCGGGAGCCCGCTTGTAGGATGGCCTGTGCGTGCTCCGCCGTGGTCTTGCCGAACCCCTCATAGTATTCGCGGTAGACGTGGAGCTGTTCATGGTCTGCGTCCCAGGCCAGCCATACCGCTGCCGTGCGCTCGCCAATGGGGTCGATGCCCACGATGCGCGGCCACTCGGCGGGGATGGGCCGCGCGGGGATGACGTGTACGTCGGGATTGAAAATGTCGAAGATGAGGCCAGCAGGCCGCACGAACTGCCCGCGATAGAACATGTTGAACTTCCACGCGGGCAAGGTGCGCTCAGCGCGCTCATACTCCCCCGCGGGGAATACGGGATTGGCGACGCTGGCGAACTGGATTACGTCATAGTCAGAGTCGCCCTTAGCCCAGCGGTCGTATACCTGTGTCTTGAGCCAGCCCGTGTTGTAGGGCGTGGTGGTCCCTAGCGCCCGCCCCTGATTCAGTGAGAGGCGGCGCTGTACGGCCTCCCAGGCGTCCAGGCCGAACTTCTCTTGGCCGCACTCGTCCAGCCATGCGGCCTTGGCCGTGGCCGATTCCAGGCCGCCCTCGGCGTCGGCGCTGCGTAGGATGATGCGCGACTTGCCATCGGTAGAGACGATCACCCGATCTGTAGCGTGGTAGCTGCCCCAGCGTAGCAGTTGACAAAACACGCGCGATAATTCGGGGAAGAGCTTTAGCTTGAACAGGTCATAGGTCGCCGTAACAGCCAGATAGTCGCCATCGCCGCAGCGCAGCGTCTCGCGGTGCAGCCACCACGGCCCCCA